TATTTCTGCTTCGGACAAACCGTATTTATCTGCTACGATTTCCTTGCGAGTGCGAAGGTCGTATTCAAAGTCCGACATGTCGCTTCCGCCTGCTGCGAATTGAGCGGTGCGGTTGCCACGCGCTAACACATCTCCACCGTTATTCATTGAGTCTCCTGAGTCGTTCTGAGTTTTATTCCCCGCAATCCCCTCACAGCGTTTATGCAAACGGCAAGCGGGATGCGGGGTAGACCCCTGGGCAAGTGCATAGCAATGCCAGGGGAAAATCTTATTCGTATGAGTCTAGGTACTTTATTGCCAAGGAAAGCCATGTATTGGGCTGCGGAACCACAGTAAACACTTTGGATTCTCTCATGAATATTTCTAAGATTCCAAGGCGTTTATTACAGTTGAAACACAGCAACCCACGGTTACATTTTCCGCAGGCACGTTTAGTCGTGCAGCATCCATGGTCATGGTCTACACTTAGTCTTTTGCCACTAACTACGGATTGCCTTGTAGCAGGGCATAAAGCGCAGTGACCGTGCTGTTCAAAAAGTTTTGAGTCGTACCATTCCACCGTGACATGGTATAGTTCCTTCAGGGCTTTTCTCCTGAGGTAATCTGAATCTTTGGCTTGCGCAGACATGCGCCAGTCGTGTAAATACTGATATCGTTCGTCTTTCATTGATGCTCCTCTCGAAAGGTTGCGCAGGGAGGTGTTCGAGCACTCCCCTGCACTTTGCTGGGTAATTAATCCAGCAATTCCATTATACCACAGATTAGACTGTGGGAACTGCCGCATTTTGGACGTAAAGTCCAGCACGCGGTGCAGCGTTGCATAAGTTAAAGCCAAGTATGTTTCGACTGATTCGTTTCCAATCAATCTCTGCATGTTGCCATGCAGTTCAGACTATATCATCATCCTAACGGATGTCGAGTGCTTCGAAGCCACTTGGCTTCTACTCCCTTACGGGATAGTCGTTGCACCTTCCGATTTCTCGGCTCGGCTCAGGATTGACCCAATGGGTGTTTCCCTGAATTCTCTCGATTTACACTCTGTCATTGCTAACAGAGGACGCTACTCTTAACGTGTTATATGCAAACATCATTTTGTTACACGCACTTTGCGTGGTGCAGGCATTTCTGCTGCACTCATACAGTTTGTATTTCTGTATGGTCGGACTATTGCATCGCCTTGCGGCGTTCAATCGCTTAGTCTCTCACGGTCCCTTGCGGGTTCCGCCTCGTTGGCATTTCAGCGTTCGAGTCAATCAGATTGAATTTTACTCGCACATGTCGTTTCTACAGTCTATGCGAGGTCAAGTAAGACCCACCCACGGTGCCAATGTCAGGCACTGGGGCTACAACGTTGCCACCACCGAAATCGTACAGTTCCAGCGGAGACAACTCACCGATGTACCAGTTTTCCATGACTAGCAAGTCCATGCGGTTCGGCACTGCAGTCCAGCTTTTGTGGTATTTTCGGCCTCCGAAATTATCGGAGAAGTACTTCTTGCTCATGTCAGCAGTCTTGTCGCCTTCCAGCGCTTTGCCTTGCAACTGCATGATCTGAACATTGTACATCAGGTTAGACTGCGCGAAAGCCTGCTCAGGCGGCCCGTACCAAATGCCAGACTTGATAGAGTCAGCATCGGGTCCAAGAGCGCGGCCCAACAGTACTTCTGCACGCTGTGCGATGCCTGGGGTAATCGCAGCGCCACCCAAGTTAATGGTTGGAGTGCTGAGACGACCAGGGTACGCATTGCGGTTCAACCCACCGATGGTGCCAGTGTTGGAGTTCACATCCCAAGCCTTGATGCCCAGAATGGAGTTTCCCGATCCGTACGACGCACCGTTGACCACGATGTAGTCGGTTGCGACCACGTCGGAGGGCAATGCGGTGCTGAAGTACAGGGTGTTGCTGGGGCCGTCAGAGTACGAAATGGTAGCTGTGGTAGCTCCACCGACTCTCTGCACTCCACCCACGCTGTAGAACTTCACGACCTGTTGGTCAGTGAAAGCCACTGCAACGTTAACGGGGGTAATGCTAGCCGTCTGCGCAGCGGGGGTTCCGCCAGCGAGAACGATTACTGCCGTTGCGGGAATCTGATCGATCATGCCCGAACCATCCGAGTTGATCAGACCTTCGATACCCTGCATCGCGCTGTCCAGCGAGTTCTTCATTTCCTGCGCCTTAACGGCGAACAGGCCCTTCTGCTTGGAGTCCGTGGAGGCTTGGGCGAGCCAAGAAATTTCGCAGACGTTGAAGAGGTACACCGGAGCCAGGGCGAAGGAGGCCCATTGGCTTCCCGATCCGCGCAGCATAGAATCTGCGTTGCCTGTACCCTGGGAAATGCCTGCACCAGCCTGCACCCGGAAGGGCACGCGGAATGATGCACGCTGTGTTCCGCCAGCGTTTGACTGGTTGGACACAGGAATCTTTGTTGCTTCGGCCTTGAACAGGCTATAGGCGGTCGTGCCATGGAAAACCAAATCAGGAATTTCCTTGGCAAACGCGTCGAGTTCAACCGCTTCTACAGCGGCTTCCAATAACGCCATACTATTATTTCCTTAAAACAAAGTACCACGTCGCACATTTCTGAGAACGTACGGGTCTAGCGCTGAGTCGCTACGTTTTCTTGCCACGCCTTACCCTTGTCGAGAATTGGAGCCTTCGAGGCCATTCGGGGTTTGGTAGTGTTTAGATCATAAGTGATTCTAAAATGTGCAGGGCGCTGTTTCACGCCCTGTCTAACTTACAGTTTCTTCTCTACAGCCGTGGTAACTGCTGTGGTGGCTGCAGTGGTTTCCTTGCTAAACGCGGCTTTGATCTTCCGCGCAATTGATGGGCAGAACACGCCCACCGCGAGACCTGCTACTGCACCGATTAGATAATGCATTGTTACTCCTTACAACGTTTGCGTAGTGGCAGAGATATCCTGCGCCTGAACCTGGACGGTCAAGCCGGAACCCTGCAACTGCACGGTGATAAGCGTAGTCGGTCCAACGTTAGTCGGAACTACCGTAACGAAAGCTGCGATTGTAGCTTGGTCGTTAACATTGATCGGCTTACCATCACGCGTGTTTGGTCCTGAATTTTGCGACATTTGTTTCTCCTCATGACTTTAAAATTACTTGCGCCACGTGACTAGACGGTACGACTTTCCATCCGTGCTCTTCACGAAACCACGCCCAGCAATCTGCATCATCTGCAGATCATTCGGGCTGTACTCTCTACCGCCAACCTTCACAGTCTCACGAATAAGGTTCGTAGGACGTGAAGCCACGTAAATAGGTTTGTTATTCGTAACCGATGCTACTCCTGCCTTGGTATCTGCAGTTTTCTTATCGGCTGCTGCAGCAACTCGTCCGGCAGCGGTGCCGCCTTTGGCGTAGCCTGGGTAACGTTGCTGTACAGTCTTGGTTACAACTTCCATGGAGTGGTCATTCAACCAATCCTGATGAACCTTCTGAATCTTAGCATTGTTGGTTGCGTTGTTTCCGCCCTTCCACAATGCTGACATCTGCGTTTGATAGCCTTTGTCGGCCTTCAACGCGGCGTACAGTCGTTCCTTGATTCCATTTCCTAGATCAATCTTTGACTCGCGTGGGAAATCCTTGAAGTACGGCATTATCAAAAACGGAGCAAGAGCCTTGCCTAACGTAACATTGCTAGACTTTTCAGCGGTTTCTGCTGTGTTGTTCTCCCAGTCTGCAACCTTAGACTGCGCGTCTTCTGCTTTGGTCTTCTCAAAAGCCGCCTTCTCTTCCAAGAACTTCTTCTGTTCGTTGGTGACGGCAGGTTCCTTGGTACGATTCTTGTCTTCCTCTTCAACTTCCTTGTACCAGTTCGTCATGTTCTGAACTAACCGGGAAGCTTCATTGATGTCTGGAGTAGGCACTCCAGCCGCATCCTTAGCCCCTAGAGCGATGTTCAGGCTCTTTACCATCGCATCCATGCCTGATTCTTTGAGCCCGTTGAAGAAGTGTGGTTTGAATGCTTCGTAAAAGGCGGGGGAATCGTGTGCCTTCAATTCAGACAGGTATGCGGGAGCCAACTTGCCGAACGCTTCGGGATGTCCCGTTGCCTTCAGGTCTTCCAAAACATTACGCCATAATTGGGGGTCTGCGGCGTACAGAAGTTCGTCGGTTGCCTTGACCGCATCAATGGACTGGTTAAGTTTCGTGTAGCCATCTTCTCCACCGATTGATTCGATGAAGGCTTTGGCTTCCTTGGCTGCTGGTACAGTCGGGAACACCGTCTTGTATGCGTGGAATCGCTCGAATGCGCCGTGAAGTTCTTTCACAACTGCTGCGTTCTTAGGGTCTGCATCGCGCATGGTTTTGAGAGCCTTGCGCACGTTATCGGGAGTTGCCTTGGTGTCTATGGTCTTGTCCGACGCGGTCTTTGCAGCGGCGGTCTTGAATGCTGTTTGTTCCTCAGCAGACTTTTCTGAGCCGTCTGCATTAAGGGTTTCGGTTTCCACTCCAGTTTCCGTTACTGGCGCATCCACTACAGGAGTTTCTGAATCTACTGCTGGTGTTTCTACAACTGGTTCTATTGCTGGTGTCTCTACTGCGCTCGCTGCTGAGTCTAGCGAAGCGAAGTCAATCAATGCTTCTGACATTACTTTGTCTCCTGAGTTCCTGAGTTTTCCGTCAAAGTGTAACTGTAGTTATGCTTAACACAAAACTTTGCCAGCATATCCAGTAACGTTTGCAAATCTTCGGGCATTTCTAATGTGTCCATCTTGAGTCCTTCAATCTGAGTTTTATTAGTAGGGCCTGTCTGAGTTCAGGCCCTATACTTACGTTTATTGCGGTGGTGCTTGCGGTGGTGGTTGCTTCTCTGGCTCGTTGTTCGACTTCGCTAGAGCCTCGGGTATGGCTTTGCCAGCTACTTTGTGCTGCAGCGCAGTATCTTGCTGCTGTTGGAACAGAGCAGGGGTTGCCTGCACGCCCATCTTTGCTAGTAACTGTGTAGCTACTTCGGGCGGCATCTTTGAAACATCAGCCGAAACGCTCTCACTAGGTGGCTTATCAGGCGGCTTGTTCTGCGCCATGATCTTCTTTGCCATTGCAACGTGTGCTTGCCAGTGCAGGTGTACGTTTGCGTAACCTGCTTGTTGCTCTGGTGTGCCATTCTTAAACTTCTGACCATCCGTATCGTTCATCCACTCGAAGCACTCATTCGCTTCTACTATGTGGTTTTCGCTCTCGTCTTGCGCAACCTGAACCGTACTGATCTGCGGTGGCATAGTCTGTACTGCTTGCTGTGCCTGCAACATCATCGCTTGCGCTTCAGGTGGGACTTGTTGTCCAGTCACCTGCGCTTGCTGGGCTCCCGCCTGTGCCTTCTGCAGAGCGGCTTGCGTATTCAAGAACTGCGGATTGTCAATCGGACCTCTACGCAGCAACAATTCAAACTCATTGCGCTGCTTAGTAACCGACGTTGCACCTACTACTTTGAACTTCTTCATGCGCAAACCACTGGCTACTTCCGCCAAGTTGGACGGAGATAAGAACCACGAATTCAACAGTGGGTTTGAAGCACTCATGGAAATCATGTTCTCAATCTTGGCTTCCTTCTGTTGCCAAGACTCAGGGAACGCTGGGTTAGACTCAGCGTAGCACAGAACTTTTCCAGCGAGCAAGTTTGCGGTGTTGACCGTTAAGTTGCCACGTCCAGGTATGTTCTGTTTGATTTCCTTGCCATCTCTACACTCTGCCGCGCATTGAACTGCCTGCCTTGCTGCCTCAGCAAACATGTCCTGAATGTTATTCCATGGGCATCCTATGCGTTGCAGTGCTTGGTCTCTCTGAATCTGTGGGTTGCCTACGGTTTGTTCACCCGTAGCGGCACCGAATAGAGAAGGTAGTGCGCCAGAGATATCCTCAGCCACAGTAGTCATGAAGTACTTGATAGCTTCGAACATCGAAGGTTGTGGCTGCGGTGTAGGCTCCACGAATATGTATTGATCCATGGTGGTCAATCCAGGTTGAACCTGGAATGGCCCTGTGGTGCCTGGGACGTTTGGCTCGTTCTTGACGGCTTCCATATCGAAAGCCTCGGAATTCATCCACTTCTTGGGGACGGTTCGTTTGAAGAAGTCGTCCAATAAGTCCACCCAGTCGTTGATGCGCTTCTGAATGGAGATGAGTGCGGAACCTAGCGTGCGTCTATTCTGTCCTTTACCAGGGAGCGGGTGTCCGACCACCAAGTGGTCATCCATACCTTCGTTTCTTGCGAATGCGAATTCTGCTCCAGCACGTGCTAGAAGGGCTCCGTTGGGGAACGCCTCTAACAACTCTGCCTTGGCCTCGTCGCTGACGGATTGGTCTAAGAACATCGATGGACGGAACCACGTAAACTTCACGGTGGTGTGTCTCTCCAACGAGTCTCCTGTAACATACGCTCCGAGAACCGCTTGTCGTACGTTCTCACGTGCGATGCGGTCAAGTTGCGTCTCTGACATCCCATCAGTACCAGGATTGATCTTGCTTGCAATCCATGGGAACATTCCTCTTGCAGTTGCTACGTCCACATCAAGGGAAAGTTGCACGAATGGAAAGTCATGAAAGTCATCAATCGCAATCGGAACCTTGTGATCAAGTTTTCCGTGTATGGTTGTGACTTCTCGACCTAAAGGTCGTTTGTCTTCACTCTCTGATCCCGCAGCATTCAGTAGGTCTTCTATACCTTTTATGCCACTGTCTGAGGAATCTTCTTTGGATGTTTCAAGCCCTAGCACATCGTCCAACTCAGTTTGTCCTGTTGGTGTGCCATCGGGCGGGTTTAGGATATCCTCTGGGACTGTGGGTGCCTTTACATCTCCTTCAAATCCGTATTTCTGTCCGTTGAGTTCGTAGCGAGTCCACATAAGGACTCGGCCTTCGTTCCAGAACATGCGAGAGCAGTCCACTAGAACTGCGTGCAAATTGTTGTTTCTCGCCCAGATGTCCTTGAACCTATCGGCTTCCTCTGCCGCAATTTGGTCTGGTCCGTAGTCTGGGTTGGCTGGAAAGAACTCAACCTTAGGAACTTCTCGTGACAGGGCGGCAACGATGATGTCGCCTTTTGGCCCGTACACGTTTGTATCGTACGTGGTGCTGCTAGTCTTCTGACCAGACGCTCCCCATTCCGACCCTTGATTAGGCAGAACCCATCCGCCGCGCTTACTGCGAAGCAAGTGCTGGTACCCACGCTCAAAGTGCAGGGCTTCCCACGCTTGCTCTACTTCCATGCGACGTGCATAGGTATCTGTCTGTGTTGCGATCTTGTCAAGCCCGAGCAGCGCTCCTCTGGCCTCTTCGCTCAAATCTGCGAACGGTTCAGGGGAGTAGGGGAACGGCGCATATACGCCTAACGGACTTTCATTCGGGTCTTCTGTCTGAGAATCGGAGCCGCCTATTTTTTCAGTACCTGCGCCTTTATCTTGTGGCACTACATCTTCTGCGGCCATACACTCTCCTCATTGTTTAACTTAGTGGTGCATTGCAGCGAACCCTTTGGCCGATGCCTTCATGCGCTTCACGTGCTCACTGTCTCCAGCCTTGGGTTCCTTCTGGGACGCGGTTAGTGTCTGCCCACGCGGTATGCCAAGGGCATCGTGGAGGCCGCCCTTCTTCACACTGAATGAGCCGTGCGAACCAAGGTCAACTTTGTGTTGCTTATGTCCGATTGCCATGAGTTCTCCTTAGTATACACCTTTGCCGTTGTTCCTGTGTTGTCCTGTGGCAGAAGAGTTATTTCCTTTTTTAATACCCATGATCACTCGTTTGAAGGAAGATGGGTTCTGATCTTTCTTAGACATTGGAGCCTGCTGCGGTGATGGGTCCAACTTCGTACGCTTTCCTAGTCCGATGCTCATACGCTCTCTCCGCTCG